TGCTTCCTCATTACCAACTCTTTTGCGCCATTTGACAAAGATTTCCTTATTGAAATGACTGGTCACCGAAGTAATGGAGACCAGTCTAAGGAGTTCTTCTTCATCAGGTACTTTATAATAACGGACCCCATCAATAGTTTCTCTTTCTAAAGATGGAAGATCCACATCAACGTGATTGAACATTAAAATCCAGATTCCATTTTTGCGATAATGTATTCTTTGACAAGTCCAGAACGAACAATATCATCTACATCAAACTCAATTATATCAAAAGATTGCATTTTACGCAAGATGCTTATAAAATCAATAATACCATTTTTTTCTTTATCTTTCTGTAAGTCAGACTGACGTGCATCACCACAGAAGCAGATCTTTGTATTCTCACCGACACGAGTGATAATACTATCAAGTTCATGGAAATTCAAATTCTGAAACTCGTCCACAATCACAATAGCATTATCAAGTGTAGTTCCACGCAAGAATGAGGTGGACCAGAACTTGATAGACTCCTGAGATTTCAGGTTTCCATACAACATTTCAAAGTCAGCATCACTAGGCATCTGGAACATATACTTCACCATATTCTTATAAGGAATTTGGTAAATGTCTGCCTTATCTTCGTGAGAACCAGGAAGGAATCCAATCTCTCTAGTGGCAACCAGAGAGCGCACAAGGTAGATGCGCTCATAAGGTGTACTTTCACTAAGAACGTCACGAAGAGCGTTATAGAGGGTGATAAATGTCTTTCCAGTACCTGCACAACCGTAGGCAACAATATGTTTTCCTTCGTTGTAAGAATCAAATAGTCTCTTTTGATTATCAGATAATGGATCAATATCAACCAGGTATTCCTGACTGAGTGGCTTCTTACGTTTCATCTGCTTTGCCGTGAGACCAACCCCAATAGGTTGCTCTGCAGATGATCTTTTTCTTCTTGCCATTAGATTTTGTTTACTCTAGAACCAGGTGCTTTTGATGCTTTACTAAGGACATCATTCCATCCAGGATTTCTAGAGACCAGCTTATTCTGCCAGTCTCCAACTTCCTGAGCAGATGCACATCCCTTACTCCAATCCTTGTCCCAATCAGGATTATCTTTACGCCATTGATCATAGTTAGCAATGGTCATATTCAACTCTTTCTCTTCCCCAGTCTTATTATTCTTTACAGGATAAGTTGGCATAATACTAAACTCAAGGTAATTTATTTAGACCCACTCAAGGGCTTCTGCACAGGTTGGAAACTGCTCAATAAAGACTTTCTTACAACCTTCTGCAAGATCCATATGCTCTTTCTGAGTACCATTAGCAGTCCTCAGATTTATGTAATGAATCCACGAACGGCAAGAACCGGACATATAGATTTTGGTGGGCGTTGCTAAAGGAAGCACAAAACGAGCACATTCTTTTGCGATACCAGCATCAAGCATCTCTTGATACAAGACCATTGCATCATCAAAGTGACGACGAATCTTTATTTCAAAGTCCTGCTTCGCAAATGGATCAATATCATCAATAGAGTTCTGACGATTCTTTGTATCTTGACGACGAAGGTCAAACATAGGAACTTGATCCGCAAGCATTGAACTGTCAGCATATCGTTGTGAGAACTCTTGATATGTGAACGAACGATGACGAAGCACTTGAGCTGCCACACCTCTGGTGGTTTCAAGTTCCAGAGTCATAAATGCCTGCTCAAACACAGACCAGTGATTGTGTTTGATACAGTAACCCAACAGTTTTGCGTAGTTGGGATTTTCTTGATTGTTTGGATTTGACACACGCGCAACGTATGCCATCATTTTCTCCGCATCGGGAGTTACACTAATCAGTTTTACACTCATTTAAATCCTTTAGATACTTTTTTCTCCAGTTCTGCAAGTTCTTCTTCTAACACTCGCAGTTGTTTCCTCATCTCAATCAGTTTTTCTTCTGTATAAAGATGCTCTTGCTTCACCAATCTGCGAAGCAATTTCATATACTTTCTTGCCCTATCAGTCGGGATACCCATCGTCATCGTTAAAAACCTCATCGTAATTACTATAATGATGTAGAGGATCGTCAAAATTCTCTCGCTTATCTATATAAGCACTCGGATCCGAATACACCTCTGCTTTTAACCCATCAACCAAGAGTTCTAAGTTACGGACGATAAGTTTTAATCGTTCTTTGTCCATAATAATGTGTACACTGTAGGTATTATAGCATAAAAAAAGAGGGGTGTGCTACCCCTCCTAGATTATAGTCTTGAAGATATCTTCAAGATTTTACCTCACTTAGTGTAAGTATGACCACGATAGCAGAATGTACCGTGCGATTCTTTACTTTCTACACAACGTGTGTCATACTCAACACCACGATATGAGGTGTGGGTAATCTGTGCATTGTGCAATGCAGATGCCTTATTGATCTGCTTTTTCACCATTTGAAGGGTGTTCATAGTAGTTGCTCCTAAAGTAATAGAGGGTTTTAATCCCCGTTCCTTCAGTCGTGTGCGTCCCAATAACACTCAGGTGTAGATTCCTTAATGGCCTCTACCAATTCAATCTTAACTTGATTGTTAACATTTTCGTTGCTCAACATCCGTAGCATAATACTATCGGCGTCTTGACAACTGAGGGATGAATATAAAAGTAATTCAATCATGGGATGAACGCTCCGTTCCGCGACTTACTTGCGTCCCCGAAGGGATGAACGACAGGTCTTATTATAGACCTCATACATTATTTAGTCAAGTGTCTTCGTATCAACACGAGCATGTTATTTAAATTCCTCACAGTCAAAAAAATTGCCGGAAAAATTTACCGACAATTTTGAAATTATTTCTTCTTTTTAGTTTTGGGAGGTGATGCTCCCCACAACTTAGGATTATACGTGCCCTGACCATAATCAATACCCTTTAGACCATCACGAAACTTATCCCAGTACATATTAAAAATACTTACTGCTTTTGCACCTCTTGTAAGATCATATCGCACTTGACCATCAACAACATATGTAACAATATTAGCGTCATTTGGGCAATCTTTTGTTCTCACTTGCTCCAAGGTACCATTATCAATCATAATTTCTACTCCATACTTTTTTTTGGAGTTTTCTTTTTCTGATTGTGTCCAAGAATTCATAGGTTTCTTTTCGTTATCGGTATCGGTATCTGTTGACACCTCTGTAAGTTCCTTTATCATTATGAACGATTTCCCCAATTGATATCGGGATATGCTTCCGCAACATCATTTTTGGTGATCTTATACTTAGATTCAAGTTTTTTATCTTTACAAAGACATAGAATCTGTGCTTCAAGAGGATGCAATCCAGAGAGGATATTAATAAACATTGTCTCTCTACGAAGCATACTCAATGAATTATTACCACCTTTAATAAAATTATAAAATTTAGAATATTCTGCACGAATGGTAGTCTTGCCTTGATCATTAGCACCAAGAGAGCGCGTATCAAGTTCTTCCATCTTAGAGATAGCATCTTCAATTTTTTCGGAGAGAGTTCCTCTAAATCCAGTCTCACCATCAATGGCTGCATATGGAACATCACCCTCTGGAAGCACTGAAATTACGGTTTCATCAAAGTTCCAAATAAAAATAGTTTTAAGAACTGGTGCTTCAAACTTTTTAAGTGCTTCAACCTTCTTTGCTTTAGTACGTTGTTTGGAAACTACATCCAAGACTTCGTAAATGAAGGGATTGTTTGGAAGATCTGGAATGGGAACAGGTGCTGCTGTCTTGTTACGAGTAGTAGTAGGTTTCTTAACCCTCGTCGTCGTCGCTTTCTTCGTGGTCGTCATGATAGTTTTCAAAATTAAATGCAATTACCTCATCAGGAATCAAGTTTCCTTGATTATCAAACATTTCGGGGTGAGGTCTAGGTACTTCCCGATAGTTCATCATATATTCTCTAACAGTCCAACCTCCAATTAATCCCACTATAAGAAATAAGATGGTTAAGAATGAACCTAAGACTAAACTTACTGCTAACATTGTTCTTACCTCTGGGAACTAATTTTTCTTCCTTACCTTTAAGGAAAACTCAAAATAGATAGTTACTTCCCTATTGAAGAAGGAGACCATCTGATCAAATATAATATGAAATGGTTTTTTCTGCTTCTTCCCCCCGTTAAGAATAAGTTCAAC